GTTTCCCAGTCACGATCGGGGTTAGTAGTTTGATGTTTATTTATTAAATAAGTTATAAAATCAATAAAGACTTTTTTAGATATAAAATAATTCCAGTCGGTCATGCCTCCTTTAACGTTAGTATAATTACTTATCGCACTATCTATATTGTTCTTAATTTCTAAAATTAAATTATGGACTATATCGGGATACGGATAATTACCAAATATTATATCGACAGTTCTCGGGTAGGTGACACTAAACGTGTTTTTATGTTCATTTAATTTATTTTTTCTATCCAATATACTAATCATTTTGTATCTTTCATTCTCTATTAAACTCATATATAACACGTTTATGGCCTTAAAAAAAGTAGATTTTGCAGCTGGATTCAACAAACAAGGTGTTCCTTCAGCCCTTCCTGGAAAGTGGGTAGACGGAGATTTTGTGCGTTTTAGATACACAGCACCTGAAAAAATAGGTGGGTGGTCGCAACTTACAGCTTCATCTAAAACAGTGCCTGGAGCAGGTAGAGCTCAAGTAGCTTTTAGTTCGTTAGCTGGTGAAAAGTATGCCGCCATTGGAACGTCTCAAGGGTTATTTTTATATTATGGAAACGATTTTTATGACATTAGTCCTTTAGATACGGCTATTACAGGAGGAACGTTAACAACAGTTAATGGTTCTAATGTTGTAACTATAAATAAAGGATCACATGGATTATTAGTTGGAAGATATGTGACGTTATCTAGCGTAACTGTAACAGGTGCTTCCGATTATACAGCCGCAGAATTACAACAAGTTTATGAAATATTAACTGTTCCGGACGTAGATAAATTTACGGTACAAGCTTCGAGAAACGAAGGTGGTTCGGGCATGACAGCAGCTGGAGCCGTTACTGTTAACCCCTATGTAATCGTAGGACCAACTACTCAAACTACAGGTTATGGTTGGAGTACATCGACTTGGGGAGCATCTACTTGGGGAACGGAAAGAGCAACTAGTTCTGTAGTTTTAGATCCAGGTAATTGGAGTCTTGATAATTTTGGTGAAGTATTAGTAGCCACAGTATTTAACGGTGAAACTTTTACATGGAATGCAGGAGCATCAAATGCTAGAACAATTAGAGCTTCTAAAACAACTTCAAATTTTCAAACCACTAATAATCCTACAGCCACCAGGTTTACCTTAGTGTCAGATAGAGACAGACATTTATTTCATTTTGGTACGGAAACAACAATTGGAACTCCGGCCACACAAGATCCGATGTTTGTGAGATTTTCTAATCAAGAAGATTTAAATACTTATGCACCAACCGCCACTAATACCGCAGGTACTTTTAGATTAGATACGGGAAACGAAATCAGAGCAGCTCTTCAAGGGAAAGATTATGTTTTTGTTTTAACAGATCAAGCGGCTTACGTTATACAATTTGTTGGCCCACCTTTTACATTTTCTGTCAGACAAGTTGGCACGAACTGTGGGTGCATTGGACAACATGCAGCCTCTTATGCTAATGGAGCTATATATTGGATGTCTAATGAGGGCGGATTTTTTATGTACGATGGTACTGTAAAAGCGTTGCCTTGTTTAGTAGAAGATTTTGTATTTACTACGCAAAATGGAGATTTAGGTCTTAACTTTAATTCAGCAGATGTAATTTTTTCTTCACCAAATTCTTTATATACTGAAGTAAATTGGTTTTATCCAAAAGACGGATCTGAGCAAATTGATCGGTGCGTAACATATAACTATCAAGAAAATGTTTGGACTACTTCATCCTTAGATAGAACAAGTTATCAAGACCAGGGAGTATTTAATAAACCTTATGCGACCGATTATGGTTCCACAGAGACTCCTGTATTTCCTGATATTTTAGGAATTACAAACAAATACGGCGCTAGTATTTATTATGCTCACGAAGTAGGTAATGATCAGGTTAATAGCACTGGGACAACTTCTATAAATGCTTTTATTAGATCTGGGGATTTTGATATAGATGATGGTGAATTTTTTATGTCTATGAAAAGATTTATGCCAGACTATAAATTTTTAGTTGGTAATTCTAAAGTAACATTATTTATATCTGATTTTCCTTCAGACACACAAGCAAGTTCATCTTTAGGACCCTTTACAATAACAAGGACCACTGATAAAGTAGATACGAGAGCAAGAGCAAGATTATTATCTATTAAAATAGAATGTGACGCTATAGGAGAAACTTGGCGTTATGGTAGTTTTAGACTCGACGCACAACCAGACGGAAGGAGATAATATGCCATTAACTACAAAAGGTAAAAAGATAATGAAATCTATGAAAAAACAATACGGTAAGAAAAAAGGTGAGGCTGTTTTTTATGCTTCTAAAAATAAAAAAAAGATAAAAGGTGTAGATAAAAAAAGAGCGTAATGGCTAAACTAACTAATTATATACCTGAACCTAAACAAGAATATGATGTAGAAAACCAACGTCAAATTATTGAATCCGTAACAACTATGAAACAACAACTTAATTTTTCTTTTCAAGAGGATTTAAAAAATCAACAAGAAGCTTTTAATTATTTTTTATCATGACAATACAATATAAAAATCAAGGTTTTAAACAAGCGGATGTAAACAAAGCTACAGTGCTTACTTGTCCTAGTGATGGAGCGATTATAGTCAAAAGTATATATTGTGCAAATAATGATTCATCATCAGCCATTGCTGTAAATATGAATTTAGTTGACTCGTCGGATTCAAGCACTGAATATGAATTTTTTAGAGATGATGTAGCGGCTAAATCGCAAGTAAATGCTTCACCTCAAGGCTTGAATTTAGAAGCGGGTGATGCTATAACAGTACAAGCAGCAACAGGCAGTAATAAAATACAAGGTGCCATAAGTTATGCTCTAATAAATAGAGAGAATGAAAACGGATAATATACCAAAAATAGATTGTACGACTATAACAACATATAGAAATACAAAAACTGGAGAAGTGCACAAAGATAAGAAAGAAGGACCAGACATTGTCCAAGATGTTACCGTCCAGGTCACTAATAAAGGTTTAGAAGTATTTCAGAAAGTAATGAATCAAAAAAATGATAATAAGAAATCCGACACCTAAAGGTGGAACTGAGTTACAATTTGGTTTTTTAGAAAAGTATGTAGATAAAAGTCTACTAGATCAAGTGCAGATATGTACCTCTGTTCCAGAAAAAATTCCCTTAGATCCAAATAAACTTAATATACTTTGGCAAAAAAATTCTTACGACCAACCTAATCTTCATGGGTGGTTTAGTGATAGAGCAAACCATAAAAAATATGACTGGTATGTATTTAATTCCCATTGGAATCATGAGAAATTTAGAATGATGTTTAATCTTCCTACAGAAAAATGCATTGTAATTAAAAATGGCGTAGAAAAAATAGAACAGTCTAAGCCTTATAAAAAAGGAGATCCCGTAAAAATCATTCATCAAAATACGCCTTGGCGCGGTTTATCTGTATTGTTAGGTGCAATGCAGTTGGTTAAAAATCCTTTAATTAGTTTAGATGTTTATTCTTCTTGTGAAGTATACGGAAAAGATTTTATGGACCGTAACGACCACAATTACAAAGGTCTCTATGAACAGGCAGAAAAACTTTCTAATGTAAATTACATTGGATATAGATCAAATGACTATATTAGAGAAAATATAAAAAATTATAATATGTATGTATACCCAAGTATCTTTGAAGAAACTTCATGTATATCTTTATTAGAGTCTATGTCTGCAGGCCTATACTGTATCATAACTAACTATGGAGCTCTTTTTGAAACAGGCGCTGAGTTTCCAATGTACATACCTTATGACAATAATTATAAAAGATTGGCTGAAAAATTTGCTTATGGAATTGAAGCTGCTGTTGAAACCTTACACGAACCTACAATACAAAATCATTTAACAACTCAATCTACTTACACTCAAATATATTACTCTTGGAATAAACAAGCTTCTGCTTGGAGTAGATTTTTACAAGGAGCTTTAAATGTCAAATCCTAATGAACCTATATGGTTCAATGTAGATAAAAAAGAAGAAGCCAATGCGGACACGTATCAAACAGTTAAAACTAATAAAGTAGAAAATAAAGTAACTGAGATAAATCTAGGAAGATCTCCGCATAAAATTATGGTGTGTACTCCATGTCATAGTGATGTGAGTATGCATTACTGTCAAGCTGTTTTAAAGTTTCAACAAGAATGTATACGAAAAAATATGATAGTAAGTTTTACTTTATTAAAATCCTCATTGGTCACACAAGGTAGAAATCTATGTGTAGCAGAATTTTTAAATCATGAGGATGAATATACTCATTTGTTGTTTATTGATTCTGACATAGATTTTAATGCAAGCACTATATTTAAAATGTTAGAGTTTGATAAAGATATAATTAGTGTTCCATATCCAATGAAAACTATGAGTTGGGACAAGATATGGAGAAGATTAAAATCTAAAGAAGGAGCTGTTAATGATGCTAATGATTTAGCAAAAGCCGGGTTTACTTTTCCTGTTAAAGTACAGGACCCTAATTCTATAACAGTAGAAAAAGGACTAATGGAGCTCACTCATGCTCCAACAGGATGTATGTTAATTAAAAGAAGAGTCTTTAAAAAAATGATTGAGGAGTTTCCTCATTTAGAAATCTTTCAACCTACCAATATTAATGGAAAAGAAGAGAAGAAAGATAATATGTATAACCTATTTGATACCTTGCACGACCCTAAAACTAAACGTTACTTTGGAGAGGACTTTGGTTTCTGTCAAAGATGGGCCGATATTGGAGGTAAGGTCTATGCATACATAGATGACTATATTACCCATGTAGGAGAGTACTCTTATTGCGGTAAATTTAAAGATGATTTATGGCAAGCAACAAGGCCCGTCAAAGCTGTTGACGACACTACAAAAATCAAATAAAGTAAACTATTACAGGATTTCTGCGCCTGCTCAACAATATAAATGTACTTAAAATATGGCGATATCACGATCTTTAATGAACAGACAATTACAAGCAAACGGTGGAATTATGGATGTTTCACCCAGAGAGAAATTTGGTCTAGGTAGCAAATTAAAAAAATTTGTTAGAAAAATTATACCTAATGAAGTTGCTGAAGTTGCTGTTAGAGCAGCACCTTTTGTTGCTCCTTTTAACCCGGCTCTTGCAGCCGCTATGGGCGGTTTAGGTTCGTTTGATCAAACAGGTAGAATAGGCTCCTCATTAAAATCTGCGGCTATAAATTATGGTTTAGGTCAAGGAGCAAGATTTTTAGGAGGAGCGCCACTTCAAGGTAATCCGTTTTCAATGACTGGAGGAGCCACTGGTGGACCAGGTGCATTCAGAGGAGGCTTTGAAGGATTTAAAAGTGGATTTAGTTCACCATTAGGAACAGAAACTGGTTTTAAATTAGGTCAACCAGTTGAAGGTGTTGATAGTTTAAACAAAAGCAATTTCTTTGAAAGTCCTACTTATTTAGAAGAGGAGGGTTTAAGTATCATAGAGGGAGGAAGTCCTAAGCAACTGAGTATTACAGAATCAATTAAAAAAATTGTAGGTCCTGAAAGCACTTTAAATGAACGAGGAACTGAAGCTTTAAATCTTTTAAAAAGAGGAACTAAAGCAGCATTTACTAAACCAGATGGTAAAGGTGGAACTACAATTGATAAAGCAGCAGTAATAGGAGCAGTAACTTTTGCAACCTCATATGCAGAAGCAAAAGCTTTGGCGAATGAAGCAGGTGTTGAGATTACAGAAGAAGAATATGATGAAGCTACAAAGGCTGATAAACAAGCTGAGTATGCAGGTTACTTACAGAATTTCTTTGCTGGTAAAAAAGACGGCGGAAGAATAGGATTTGCACGTGGAACTGAAGAAACTAGTCTTCCAATGGAAAGTCTGATTAAATTACTAAAAGGGGATATTGACGAGGGTAGAGGAGCTATGGATGAAGAAATGGAAAAAACTTTAAACATTAAAGATGCAATGGCTCAAAGTAACGATATGAGATTCCTTAATGAACTTATGAATGATTTAGATGGTAAGTACGATGAAGACGAAAAAGATTTTTATTACAAGTCTATAGTGCCTCAATTAATTAGATCAGGAGAAATGACTTATGAAGACGGCATGAAATTATTAAACGAACTTTTACCAGAGATGAGAGCTGCTGGAGGTAGAATAGGATTTAGAAAAGGTAGTGATAAAGAGGTCGCCGGGATAGAAGCAGCCCTTACTGTCGATGATGATGTAACGACTTATTCTGACAGACCAACAAGAAAAGTAAACGAACCAGACGAAAAAGGAATTTTAGAAAAAACAGGCGACTATCTTTTTAACAGAGGACCTTTGGGTTATACAACAAAATCAATTGGTGCAGTTTTTGATGAAATGCCTGAAGGATCAAAAATGGGAGATAGAAGATTTTTCATATACAATGCATTACTTTCACCAGCAGTAGATGCTCTTGCAGCTTTAGGTTTTGGAATAGATATAGCAACAGATATTATTGGAGACGCAGTATCTATGGGAGCTGAAACTGTAAGTGATATTGTAGAATTTGCATCTCGTGCTATGCCAGGTGATCAAACGGCAGAACGAGAAGCCAAAAGAAAACAACCGGCTGAAGATATGTTAGCGGTATTAGAGGCAGAAAAAAAAGCTCAAGGCGGTAGAATAGGTTTAAGAAAAGGAACGGATCCTGAAGGATCAGAAATAGGTATCATGACAATTGATGTTGAAGCTGGAGACGATGAAGATATGGAAGACATTGACGATATGTTAATGGCCTACTCTGATGCAGTATTTACTAGAGATGAAAAATCACGTTTGTTTAGAGCTTTAGGAAATCCCGCGATAAGACAAACAACTAAATCATTTAAAAATTTAGATACGATTCTTAAGAATCCAGGTATGTTTCCAAATGATGAAATGGTCCTAAAAGAATTTTTAAAAATGAAAAAAGCTGATGGGGGTAGAATTAAATATGCTAAAGGTGCTAACAGAGTCTCAGAATTATTAATTTTAAGAGATGAAAAAATAGCAAAGGGTGAAGACGTCACTGACATTGAAGCAGAGATATTTCAATTGACAGGTAAAGAATTTAAGTCTGTAGGAGGTATTAGTAATGTACCTACAGGTAAAATAAGAAAAAATAGTGCTGGAGTAAAAGAACGAGATTACAGAGATGAAGGTGGTTTTGTACCAGTAGGTATTAAAGAAAAAGCTGATGATGTACCAGCTATGTTAAGTAAAAATGAATTTGTAATAACAGCTGATGCCGTGCGAGGTATTGGTGGAGGTAATGTTGAAAAAGGATCTAAAAAACTTTATAACCTCATGAAAAATGCAGAACAGGTAGGTAGAGCATAATGGCAGATTATTCACAGATTAGTAGACAGGCTCCTTTCATAGAAGCGGGTCAAGAAAATTTTATTGATCTATTAACACAACAGGTTGGTAGAGCTCCTGGCTCACAAATTACAGACGCTCAAGGAAATGTTATAGGAACGGTTCCAACTTTAGCTCAACTAGGTCCGCAAATTGCTACTCAAAATGCATTAACACAAGCCGCTCAACAGTCAGCCGCAACTCAAGCTGGACTAGGTCAAATAGCATTTGACTCTGAAGGAGCAATTAGTGGAGTAGGTACAGGTAGTGGGGTTGCAGGATATCAACCGTTCTTAGACGCGGCGTCACAACTTTCTGGCCCACAAGCTTTTCAACAATTTATGTCGCCATATCAACAACAAGTTATTGACACAACTTTGACAGAATTCGATAGACAAACTGCAAAAGGTGTTCCTCAACTAGCAGCTAATGCTATTCAAGCAGGGGCTTTCGGTGGAGGCAGAGAAGGTGTAGCTGCAGCAGAATATGCATCACAGGCAGCTCAAGATAGAGCAGCATTACAAGCACAATTATTAGGTCAAGGATTTACTCAAGCACAAAATTTAGCTCAAACAGCTTTTAATCAACAAAGAGGTCTTGCCTCATTACAGCCATCATTAGCGGCAACAACCACACAATCTTTAGGCGCTGCTGGTACAGGGGATCTAGCTTACAGACAAGCGATATTAGATGCGGCTCAACAAAGAAGTCAATTAGCGTACCAAGAACCGTTAAATAGAATACAGGCTCTTGGATCAGGGATAGCAAGTCAAGTTGGTGGAGTTCCTTTTTCAACTACAAGAACTGATTTAGGAGGAGGACAGACTTTAGGTCCTTTATCACAAGCCCTTACTGCTGGACTAAGTGCTTATGGATTGGGTAGCATATTTGGAGGCAGAGGATAATGAATTTTAAAAGACCATCATTTAGAAGAGGCGGATCAACTGGTATAAATCAATTAACACCTAGAGTGAAAGCACAAGAAGGTTTCTTTGGTAATAGAAATATGTTTTTGTTACCATCTAATATAAAAAATTTACAAAATCAAAGATTTGATATGGGTACGTCCGGTGGACAAATTTTGTCAAACCAACGAATGAAAAGTTTTCCTATGGATGCGAGTGAAATGGGAATTGCCTCAGTTGCAAAAACTGGACCAAAAAAAGTTACATCTGATTTTGAAGAAATGGTAGAGATAGGTGGATACGGGACAATACCAAAAGGGCCAGAAACAGATTTAAATAAATTACCGAGTTGGATGTTAAGTGCTATAGGTACTGAAGAAACTAGAAAAATATTAAAGGATAGAGAAAATTTAGAAGAAATAAGAAAACAAGAAAAAAAATTTTTACCCAATGAAGGTCCTAAAAAAGTTAATTTTGATGAAATCGTAGAAAAAGTAGTTATTGATCCAAAAGATAAAGAAGAACCAAAAGAAAAACCAGAAGAAACTTTTGAAGATATTTTTGAAAAAGAAAAGTCTAAATTAGAAAAAGTAATAGGCAAAGAGGAAGATAAAGCTTTAGCAGCCATAGCTCTGTCTGAGGCAATAGGAACACCTGGAACTATTGCAGATAAAGCTTCAGTTTTAAATAAACAGCTTTTAAAAATAATGGCTGGTAAGAAAAAAGATAAAAGAGATATTGCTAAGTTAGCTTACAGTGCAACTAAAGAAATAGAAAAAGCTAAAATTGTAGCGGGCAAAGAAGGTTTTAGTGAAAAACAATTCAATAATTTAAGAGCTTTAAATAAAATTGTAAATGACAAAACCGGATCTTATACTGAAGCACAGAAAAAAGCTGCTGCAGCAGAAATAAAAATTACAGAAGATGTTATAAAATCAATTGGAGGCAGAAACGAAAAAGATATTAGTTTAACAGGTCTTAATCAGGCAGGCGCATTAATAGATGACTTAAGTAAAATTGCTAGAAGACTTAAAAAATTAGAAAAAGGTTCTCCTAAATACATAGAACTTTTAGAACAATATAGCGCTAAACGTAATTTTGCGCTTGGGTTTGATAATCCTGGTTTAAATAATGGAATCCGTACAACCGATGCTATTTTAAAAAGCGGAGGAATTAATCTTAAAGATGGAGGAAGAATAAAATTAGCTGAAGGAACTACCATAGGCCAAGGTGAAACGCCAACAGCTCAAGTAGAACAATTATCTTTCGCTGAGTTAAGAAATAGATTGCCTAAAGAAATAACAAACGACGTAGTTCAATTATTAGCTAACAGTCAAGAAGCACTACAAGATTTTGCTTATATTAGAACTCAAGGTGATGTATCAAAATTTAACATGAAATATGGGGTGACTTTAGTATTACCTGCTTCAACATAGGAGGTTAAATGGCTGAAGAAGATAAAGGCATATTCGGTGGTTTTTTTGATCCCCCTGAACAGAACATTAGTCCTGAAACAGTTGGAGCAATAGATTATCTTACAGACATTCCGATAGGCGCTATTAAAGGTGTTAGTCAAGCTGTTCAAGGTTTACTTCAATTAGGTGCATTGCCTATTGATTATTTAGCAGACACCAACTTAATCACTGCAATCGATAATATTTTTGAAAAAATTACTCCCGAAACAGATACCGCTGTTGGAGATATAACTTCTATTTTAGGACAGTTTGCTTTGCCTGCAGGTGTTGCAATTAAACTTGCAAACGGAATTACAAAGTTAAGCAAGGCTAGTCAAATAGTAAAATTAAATAGTCTGCCAACTGTTGGTGCTAAAAGTGCAGAACTTGCAAAACGTGCAGGTTATTACGGAAGCATTGGTGGTATTACAGATTTTGCAGTATCGACTCCAGGTGATCTTACAACCCTTAGTGAAACATTTGGATTTGGAGAAGCCTACAAAGGAGATGAACTTGAAGGATCTGCAAAGGCAGCAGAATTTTTTAAAGAAAAAATTAGATTTGGTGCAGAGGGCACGGTGTTAGGTGGTGGTATTACGGCTGCGCTGCCCGTAGCAGGAACACTAGGTCTTAAATATGGTTTAATGCCTGCAGGAAAATACGTTGCCTTACCTGTAGGAAGAGCCACTTTAAGAACG